TCGACCTGCCGCGATGCCCGCAAACTGGGCGTTCCCGGCGATTATGCGTTGATTTTATATAATATCACATCATTTTTTCTCTTGCCAGCACTGTTTTGCTCCTTTAATCCAATTAAGCAAGCTCCGCAATACGTGTCACAGCGACATATATATTTGATATCTCATACCATGTATTGTAGTCCACCACACCTGATACCGGAAGTCCGAATACAGCCTGAAATTTTTCCACGGCCGCCTTTGTCTTTGGGCCGTATATTCCATCCGGCACAATAGACGGAATGGCCGGATATGCCTTTGCGATGCGGGCGAGCTGTTTTTGTATCTGGTATACATTCTGCCCGGACGAGCCTATGCCTATATTGTAGCCCGGCCATGACGCCGGGATTCCTGATACAGCCTCCGCGGTATTGATATACATGTTGCTGCCGTAAAAGTATCTGAGTATCTCAATTGCACTGTAGCCCTGGTCACCGAGACTTTTAGAGCCCCACTGTGTCATCCGAATTGCATTTGCGTATATAGTAATAATTCTATATTATTTACCAGCTATTATTTTTCAAACACACTCACATACTTACTTGAGGCTGTAATATATAATCCTGACTTAAGCTTATACATACTGCCGCTTCCCACCTTGATAGGCCCCTGAACCACAGTAAATACCTCGTTCTTCTTTACTGTTCCTGCTGCCGCAGATACATCCCATGAAGGTGTTTTTCTCACAGTCAGTCCATCAGCTCCATTATATATTACCTTAACATACTTCTGTTTTGCTGGAGTAACAGATGGCGCCTGTGGCTTTGGTGCTGCTGGGGCAACATAGTCAGCAAGTGCATATGCTATCGCATTGCACACATCATCGAATTTATTTTTGTAATTTGATGCATCCGGATCATTTACAAAGCATACCTCTATCAACATAGATTTTGCTTTTGTTCTATGTACTACATACAATCCTGATCCATCCTTTACACCACGATTATTGAATCCCAGTGCCGAGATATGTTCACATACTTCAAGGGCATCCTGGTACTGTCTGCCCTTATAGGTATATACCTCTACTCCTTTTCCCTGTTTTGCCGAGTCATTATTAAAATGAATTGAGATGAACCAGTCAAGGGTATCCTGATTGGCAAGTGCTACAGCCTGTTTAAGATAAGCGGACTGTGATGCAGCCTTATCAATCGTACATGGCACCACTGTTACTCCCATGCTTTTAAAGATTTCTGTAAGCCTCGTTACTACTTTACGTGTTTCCTGTGACTCAACGATTACTCCACTTGTGCCGTATCCCGGTCCTGAAATTGTATGTCCTGCATTTAATCCTATTCTCATTTATTTATCCCCGCTTTCTTTTTGATCTGATCCTGCAAAATGTTCTGTCTGCGATTTGATATTCTTCACTAGCGGCAATAAAAACGATGGTATCTGAATACCAATATCAACCATATTTTCAAGAATTGATATTATTTCATTACATATAATCCATATTGCTACCACGCATGCGATTAAAAATGTAACCGGTATTTTAACACCAATTGTCTGCGATGCATACAGCAATAATTGATCCATGACAGCTCCAACGACTACGAGCAGCCACATAGATACCTTTTTCTTGATCCCTTTGATACTGCGATAAGAACTGATACCTCCGTCCGGTCGGTTCTTTGCTGCCATAAGGCCTGTTGCATAATCGATAATGTTGCATAAGATCATGAGAAGCACTGGTATATATAGTGTTCCCAACAGTGCAGACAAAAACGCTGCCACCACTGTTACTATTGCTTTGATTGTGTTAATGTTTTCCATTGTTTGCTCCTTTCTTTAAATATAAAAGAGCCGGCACCATTTCTGGTATCGGCTCTCAGGCTCTAATGTATCTTTCTTCATCTGTTTTGTTATTTTTAATTATAACACAAATTTAATATAATTTCTCTACTATGTTATCATTTTTCTACATTAAACAATACATTTTCTGTGATTGTTTTTCACGTTTGCTCTTGATACCTCTGCATATATCATAGTTGTTGCAATGTTTACATGTCCTAAAATCTGTTGTACCTCAGTTGCCGTTGTGTGCCTGATCAGATGCGGATACAGGTCCGATACAAATAATGCCTCTTCGTTGTCATTTCTCGAATCAAGATAGTTTTTTTATACCGCCCTAAATACCTCTTGTAACTAATAATGTTCCACCACTTAATCCTGACGGTAATCCTGTCAGTTTTCCACCAGAAACACCAAGAGTAATGTTTGTTGATGTTGGTGAACCATAGTATGCTGGTTTATAATAGTTTGTGCCATTGAAAGCATACATGGTTGTATTAGTAGAACCACCCCACTGTGATTTTGTAGTCTCATAAGCGTAACCATAAGCCTTGATTGTCCCAGATGTTGTCTTGAAAGATACCGTTGGGTTCGTAACATCAACAAGATACGCTTCGCAGTTGTTATTAGATATACCACCAGACATGTCAGCAGTTCCAGTAATTTTGAGCCCGTTTTCACTTGTAAAAGTAATACCTTTGCGAACGTCTGCCGGACTTGCACTTCCGAAATAGTTGGCAATGATACTAATTTTGCATCGTTGTTCCTGTCCTTTTAATATCATTTTTTCTTCGTTTTTTGGGTATATATTCGAATTGATTGTTACAACACATAATTCACCGTAAGAGGTGTGCGTTTTAATATAATCAAGGTCACTTTCGCTTATCGCGGCATATGTCAACATGTCATTAACTGGAATACTACCGGTTATCAACGCCCCTGTTTTATCATGAGCTTTTACACCGCTTTCCACCATATCTGCGGTTACCGTATCCTCCGTCAAATCAAGTAATACCTTACCGGCATATTCCACTTTATTTACACTCATGCTCTATTACCCCCTTTATCCAATGGTTACTGTAGTTCCACCGGCAGAGTTTTCTGACTCCACGTAAGGAATCTTTTCGACTGTAACCTGCGACAGATGCGTATATCCAGCATCCGGCATAATGGTCTGCTGTACACTTGACGGAGTGACCGTCTTAGCCTGTGCCTTTACTCCCTCACTACCGCTCATTGTACCTTTTACTCCGAGGATGGTCACACCCTCTCGGATATTATTAGCGGTCAGTTTCTTCTTTTCTGTGGCATCAATCCCAACCTTTCCAGAGCCGTCATGGTAGCCCTGTGCAATCACATAGCTGTCTGTCAGAGTCTTGATAGAGCCTGTCACAGCTCCATTATTCGGCATCGTGCCGACAAGCTTTGTACCTCTTGCGTAGGCGGTTTTGCCTTTTAAAATCTCCGCAACTGCGACAGTGGCATCATTAGAATCTACGTCAAACGTGCACGTTCCTGTGACCAATTCTCCGTCTTTTCCATGTGCCGTGATACCGCTCAACAGCTTATCCGCAGTCACAGTATCGCCTGTTAAGTCAATCAATGTCTTTCCACCATATACTACTTTATTAATACTCATAATTTACAATTCCTTTCCAATAAATACAGTCTGTCCACCTTCAAGATTTGACACCTCGAAGAATGGAATTTCTTTGATTTTTACATTTTCTGTCAGAAACTTTTGACGTGTCGCAAGCTCTTGTTTTTCTACTTTTGGTGTGACCGTGTAATCGCCCTTGTAGTACTCCACTCCGGCATGGTCGGATACAATCTGGAAGTGCTCAAAGTCAACCTTGATCTGCTTTTTGTCAAGCTCGCGAAAAGTTACATCGAATCGCATCAAATCACTCCTTCTTTCAGAATCCTGCCAACATATACTCTCATGATGTCGGATGCAAGAGCCTCTCCGGCTGTAGTCCGCACTCTTATTTGCATCTCAGCCCGTGAGTGCGGCTGTTGCTGCAATCTCAGCGTGTCCTCCTGTGTCAGAGCCAGTGATACGGATGTTCCGGAACAACTGCAATCCGACAAGGTTTTTTCCAACACCGTTTTTTCGCCTTGTGCTATCGTGACATACATCTCTGCAATCAGTGATGTGTCAAACGGCAGTGTAAACTCTAACGTAGGTGTGGTACCTCTTATCATGCTATCCCCCTCCTAGTATCTAAATCTCACAATCTTAGTATCATCTGACCAACAGCCGAATGTATCGTTATCGCCATAAGCTTTGACGCTTACTGTAGCTCCGTCCATACCATCAGCAAAAAATTCATCTGTATAATTCGTTGTATAAAATGATGTATATGTTGTATCAAATTCTTTGTAAGATCCATCAGCCTTTGTGATACGCACTTTGTAAGACGTTGCATTTTCGACTTTCGTCCACTTGACTGCTACATAAGCATAATTAAAATACCTTAATGCACTCTTGTAGTAAGATGCGTACTCCACTGTCGGAGTAGTGAGGACGCATTTCTCAAGCCACTTTTTTACGGCGTTGTCGAAAGCTTCTTCCAAGGCATCGTCTGGCTCGAAATTGATATCTGGAATCTTTACAGACGGCGGATTAAGTGGTGGCGTACATGCCGACACCGGTACGGCATTGAAAAGAACCAGTGTGAGCGCGCAGATTATAGCTACTAAGTTTCTTCTTTTTCTTTTCATGTTGATTCCTCCTTAGTTTTAATTATTATCTAAGCCAAAATATCCGAATTCATTTTGATTGTTTTTCACTATATCGTTACATAATTTTTCAATTATACTCGAAGCTTTAACATATGCTGTTGTAGTAAAGTGCCCATATCTTGAAATACTCCAATCTGTACTGTCTATAACAACACCATCGTTATTATCTGCATAATTCACAAAATAGCATAAATCATACAACTTAGACAAATCCCTTATTGCGTTTGAGTATATTTTACTAGTATCTGATAAACTATATAAAGAAACCATGAATATAACACAATTAGGGTTTTTTGTTCTTATAGTTTCTATTATGCTTTTAATGTAGCCACAAAATGAATCTGTACCTGGCGCATCTGTTGAGTTTCCAACTTGATACCCTGCATTTATATCGTTTGTACCCAATGCAATAAATATTGCGGACGCTAATTCATCATCATTTTGGAATTTATCATATAATGAACCTGTGTTATTTAACCAATTTTTAGCGGTCATACCGCCTTGAGAATAATGCGCATATTTCAACCCATTTCTTCTAGCAATATTAGATAGCCATGAAAAATCATATCTGTCTATATATTTATTATCTCTAATAATTTCACCGCTTGATAAACTATCTCCAATAACACCTAATTTGTGAAAAATTGTCATAAAATTGACTGTTTCTTGCGGTTGAAGTAAAGTAGCGCAATCAATATGAATTTTATAATCATATGCCACATTGACATATGTACAAAAAACATATTTACCATATGATTTTATATTGTAAACAAGAGTTTTTTCATTACTATCTGTTGATACAACTAATGGTGTATAAGTTCCATCCTCGTTATACATTGAAACTAAAGAAACATTATTTAAATAACCTTGTACTAAAGATTTAACAATTTGACCTTTGTATAATTTAACTGGTTCACTGTATACAAAACTAGGATTATCGGCTACTGAGCCATCAGCAGTTATATATCCGCTTTTAAATTTTGTAATTGATAACGGTGTTAGATTAGATTCTTGTATTATGTTATTTGCACTTTCAACACCGTTTTTTAAAACTACGTTTGAAATGTCAGTCAGTATTTTTAAATGAAGTGACGAAGTAATACCGCTAACAACAATATATCCTTTTCGTGGTACTATAAATGTATATTCCCTGTGTGTACTATCAATCGACCAACGTCTATCATCTGATGCCAATGAAAGATTTCCATTTTCATCACACATGTTAATAACGACAATATTTGTTAAATATCCTGTGGCAGTTAATTTAACAATATCATTAGCATTAACAGGAATAGGATTACTTGTAACAAATCCAACTTGAGAAATATATCCCTCATTATTTATATACGTATTTTCTTTTAAGGTATATGTTGGTTTTGATACTCCACAATACTTATCTAGATCTTCCTTTAGTGAACCAACGACTTCTTCGATTTCATTCACAACAGAAAAGACCCCGTACTCTTCTGTACTCGTTTCATCAAGTTCAACAGCTACATATTTAGCACCTAACTCTGCCGCCACAAATCCACTGTAAGCACCAAGATATGTACTCACTGCACTATCAGAACTCGTTCCAGTTCGAAATTGATATCCATATTTTGTTGCAACATACAAAACGTCATCAACAGGATACAGCGCCACTTTATTTGATGGATGACTTGCTATGTCATTATCAACAAGTGTTACTTTTATGATTGTGCTTTCCGGCTCAACAGCTCCTTCCACTCGGTACATTGTACTATTCAATGCCTTTGTACCTTTATTCAGAGTGCTTATCTGTGATCTAACTGCTGCTCCTGCTGTATCATAGGTTTTCCCGTTAGCTCCAACACGAATGTCCTGCAGTTCTGCATCACCGGTTGTGCTACCATCAGGAAGTTTAGTCATCTGATTAATTCTCTTACGCTCAACATCCAGTTCTGTTTTAGATGCTTTTGTTGAATCGAGCTTATCTAAACCAACATCCAGCTCTGTTTTAGATGCTTTTGTTGAATCGAGCTTATTTAAACCAACATCCAGCTCTGTTTTAGATGCTTTTGTTAAGAGATCCTGCCTTGCCTGCAAATCCGTAGTGCCCGCCCTGCCCTCTTTATAACAAGTTTCAATTCCAGCTGCTATGGATTCCCGCACCTCTTTTCCATATCGTGCCTCTCTGATAGTTTTTAATTCATTCATAATATCTGACATACTCTAATCCTCCTTGCTTTCTTCCTGCCCTGTGATGCTGTCTTGTGTGTCAACAACCAATGTTGACTCTAACTCACTTTCTTTTGGTCTGCTGCAATATTCCATTCCCATCCCTGCCTTTTGGTATTTTTTTGTTTCGATTGACCAACTTTCAATAAGACCATTCTTTATATTTACAGTTGTTCTATCCACACTTGTAATGTTTCCGTCCTCCCAGGATAGGCCCGATATAAAAGATGTACTGCCAGTTGCTGAGCATATACTCCAATTTTTAATCAGACCATTTTCAATGGTAATACCACCATTCGTGTTATCCGGAAATAATGTACCGTTTGCGCCATTGCGAATAAGAGCTGTTGCTTCATCCCTTGCTGCCTGGAGCATAGATTTTTCCTGTGGCAAGCTCTGTTCTAACGTCTTTACAGAGCTTGTAACCTGTTGTGTATATGTCTTCTTTAATGTATTACTAAAAACCACAGTATTTTTTTCCGGACTTTGCAAATATGTGGTTTTCTTCTGCAATGGAAATCTTGTATCCATTCCAAACGGATTTGCAAGAGTACGTACCACATCTCCAACCTCATATGTATCGATATCTGCATTTAGCATCGACATATCAACTGCGGTTACTTCAAGCGTCATGGTTTCATACTGATTACTCTTCAACCACTCCTCTGCTTTTTTCTTCAAATTATCCGGGTCAGTCACATCATCCCAGTTTACCACTTTCCGAATCCATCCAAAATGATCCACTGCATTTTGGATAAATACATAATCTTTACCATCGTTTACAGATTCTATTGTGGTATATGCATCCAATCCATCTATTACACTTTGGTCCAGTCTTGCGCCTAATGGAATAACTGCAGTTGCTATATCTGTCCCAGATGTACCACATGTAAAATCTAATAAGTTGTAACCGAACTGAATAGGCTGTGCACATACTTTTCCATAATCCTCAAGTGTAACCAAATCCAAATATCTTATACCGTCTTTCTTGCGAATACGCAAATAGCCACTTAATCGATCGCATAATTTGTTCCGTAAATCTGTAAGTGTATCCTCTCTGTTAGTAAATCTGTATATACTGTCATTTGAATCTTTTACAGTCACTACTCCAACTTCAAATTGTTTTTCTTTCTCAACCTGGTTGTTGTGGATTGTAAGCAGATTAGTAAAAAACTGCAATGGGGTCTGGTTCTGGTACTTCGCCTGCGGCTGGATTGAATCATATAAAAAGGCAAGCTCTCCTACACACTTCACTTCCTTTTCACCTTTTAATACTTCACTGTATTCCCTTACCTGTCCGTTAAAAATTTCATTACCGTCTTTTAAAACCTGTACCATACTTACACGATTTTCAATCTTACTATACAGTGGGTTCGTACAAGGAACAGTAAACTCGAATGTGCCTGCATCATTTAATGCCTGTGTCAGCGTTGCATCATAAATAACAGCCTCTTTATCATTCGGAAAATATAGTGTTTTTCCATCAAGTAAAACTTCATATATCATAGGTATGCTCCTCTGTAATTTATGGTTACAATTCCAGTTCCTGTAAAACTAAGAGTTATATCATTTTCTGCTACAACTATGGCCGGGAAACGATATGTACCATCCTCCGGCATATCATAAGTTCTTCCTGCATATGTCAGTTTTAATTCATTTACATTTTTTACGGTAAAAACTGGCACCTGCGGCATAATTCCGCCTATTAATACAAGTTCTTTATTGTATTCACTTACAGTGATTTCATTATATTCACGCAGTACTCCCTCTTCAAAGTCAAACGTATCCCAAAGCCATTCTTCAGCTGTATTATAAATATCATATTTAAATGATTCGGCTGTTCCACTTAAGGTTATAGTTCCAACACTTCTTTTTGATTTGCTACGGTCAACAGACAGCCTACATACATAATAGTGACTAAGGTCATTATCTACAATCACCTTGCACTTTTTCCCATGTATCATAGTGGCAATCCTAAACGTGACAACCTCCCATAAATCAAAATTTCCACGAAGAACAAACTCAAATGTTACATTGCTTCTATCCTCATATAATACCCTGCCAAACACCTCCGACAAATCAATATTGCCAGAGGCGCCTGGTACCGAAATATAATTGGTTTTTGGGCTCGGGAATGGAATCTTAAGTGCTGTCATTTTAAGTCCTAATTCACTTGTATGAAATGCATCAGTTTCTGTAATTATTTTAATTCCAAAGTTTCCCATATACTCTCCTTATGTTCTCACTGTTGCAAAATCACCCAATGCAGCATCTACGTGAGGGGCTATAATCTTTCCTGCTCTCTTTCCATCAATATTTACACTCATGCCTTTTAGCGCACTTGCTGTAGCCTGTGCCTGCGCATCATAGTCATATACCGCATTGTATGTGGCCGCGTATGAACCGCTTCCCACAAAGTTTGCTTTCATTGTAGATTCATTTGCCTTAATAGACTTATTAAGCGTGTCGTAAGGATTGTAGTCTGCTATAGGTTCATCCATGCCGGCTACGCACATTTCTCCAACCCACTTAAATTTACGTGACGGAGAGTGGATGCCAAGCGCATCCTTGAATCCTTGTAACAGTTTTCCTGCGAGGTTGCTGACTTTCTTTGTCAGTCCACTCCATGCTCCTTTGATACCTTTCCAAAGACCTGATACTATATTTTTTCCTGTACTCATAATTTTGTTCGGGAGATTTGCAAGTCCGTTGACTACCGAATCGAACAGTCCTTTTGCGGCTGCTTTTCCTTTTTCTCTCATGTTAGAGCCCCATTCTACAACCTTGCCGAGTGCAAAGCCTATCCAGTAAGCTATCTTATCCGGAAGTTCCGATATGAACCCAACTGCTGCAGTTATCATGTCGGATATAGCCGTTGTAACTGTTGTGTATACGTTCTGTCCCCACTCTAGGAGTTTTCCGGGGAGTTCATTGAACCAGTCAAATATCGACTGGATAAAATTCGGTATGGTTTCTGTGAAGAAAGCAACTATATTGTCCCAGCTTTCTCCCATTCCGTCCTTCACAAAATTTATAACCTCGACTCCCAGTCCAAGCCAATCGTAATTAACAAAAGCTTCAACTATCGCGGCTATTATCTGCGGTATTGCCGCCAGAATATCCGGTATACATGATAAAATTCCCTCAATAAGCTGCAGCAGAAGTTTAAGACCACACTCAATGAGTACTGGGCCATTATTTAACAACCCCTCTACCATGGACTGGATAATTCCCGGCAGATTCTGCAGTAATACCGGCACGGCCTGTATGATTCCGTCTATCAGGTTGCTGAGCAGGTCAGTTCCCCATCTGATGAACTCCGGACCATTCTCCGCCCAGAAAGAATTGATATTTGAAATCAGATCTGTAATAGTCTGAACTATGTTTGGCAGGTTTTCAGCAATTCCGTTTACAAGAAACTCTATGAGTTCTTTACCGGCATCTATAAGATCCGGTGCTGCATTTATCATTGATGTAACTATTGTCTCGATAAGCTGTGAAGCAAACTCAACAATCTTTGGCAGTGCTGACACCAGTCCCTGTACAAGCTGTACCACAAGCTGTGTAGCATACGAAATCAGCTCCGGCAGATACTGCATCAGTCCCTGTCCCAGTGCCGATACCATCTGTATTCCCGCGTTTATCAGTCCCGGAAGAGTCTGCATTATAATCTCCGGTACCTTCTGTACTATGACCGGAAGCAGTTTCTCTATAAGTTGTCCCAGTCCTGTTAGTGCTATCTCTATACGAGGAAGCATATTCTCAAAGGCTGTGGATGCAGTATCAACGAAATTCTGTACAAGTGTATCAAAATCCGCATTATCGTCTGCCATTCCAACAACAAGGTTCTCCCACGCTGCTTTTGCACTGTTCATCGAACCCTCAATAGTGGTTGCAGCTTCTTTTGATGTGGTACCGGCAATTCCTAAGCTCTCCTGCATTACAGAAATGGCATTTACGATATTTCCAAACGACAGACTGCTTTCATCTACAGTCACACCAAGTTTCTGCTGTACATCAGTCATCTGTGAAGCATCCTTGATGAGTCGCTTCATTTCTTCCTGTGTACCGCCATATCCAAGCTTTAAGTTGTCAAGCATGGTATAGTTCTGCTTTGCAAAGCCCTGGTATGCATTCTGGATATCGCGCATGTTGGTACCCATCTTGTTAGAGTTGTCTGACATATCAGTGATAGCTCTGTCTGCATAGCTTGCGGCTTTTTCGGTGTCTCCTCCGAGTGACTGTATAAGGCTTGCACTGAAGCTTGTTACAGTCTCCATATAACCATTAGCTGAAAGACCTGCAGTCTTGTATGCGTTGTTGGCATTGTTGAGCACAGTGGTCTGTGCTGTCATCAGGGAGTTATACCTGTTCTCAATCTCTCCCACTGTCTTGCCTGTGGACTGTGCATATTCTTCCATGCTCTGTCCGCCTGCTCCAAACAGTGTCTCAACTCCTCCGACCATCTGCTCAAAGGTTGCATATCCTTCCACTGACTTCTTTACCAGTGTAGCCGCCGCCGTGGTACCTGCTGCGACTGCAGTTCCGACTGCTGCCGCCCCTACCTTTGCAAAGGTTCCAACCTTGGCCGATGCACCGGATACCATGCTGTTCATGTCCGATAATCCGGGCTTAAGCTGGCTGTTGTCCAGCAGTGTTTTAATTATTAATTTTGGGTCGCTCATTGCCAGCTCCTTTCTTAAGGCTCTGGCTCTAAGGCTCCGGCTCTATCTATCCTCCGAAGTATTTCTCAAACTCTTCATCTGCAGCTTTTTCTTCCTCTGTCTCCTCATATGGAGGCATCCAGGCATCTTTGAGTGCACGGTACATCTGTGCCTCATTTTTTATTTTCTCGCCTGTATATGCACGGTACCCCATGATTGCCGACAGCCTTGTGCTGTCAGGAAGTCCATTCATGAGTGCAAGGAACTTGTGCCAGTGCATATCCGTAGAAATAAGGTCTATGTGATATGCCTGCATGAATGCAGCATAGATGTAATCTCCGTCTATGTCATAAAACAATACATCTTCTCCATTATCGTGCTCGTAATGTGGCACTACATTCTGTGGAAAAGCAAATTCAAGGATTCCTGAATAATCATCAGCCTCCGAAAATGCCGGGATGTCGTTCTCAAACAGATATTTAATATCTATGACTCCCCTGTATCCCATTTTCTTCCATGCTTTGAAATCCTGTGTAAATCTGATCCATACTCTGTAATCTGTCTTTAATAAAAAAGCTCTGCCACCAACCACGATGGCATCCGGCAGAGCTTTACTTGTTATATTAATCATTTTCTTTGAGGGCTCCCTGAAGCTTGTCCATGCCCTCTGCGATGTTTAACATCTGCTGAATCATAGGGTTTCCGAGCACCTTAAGGTTTTCTTTCGCGACTGCTTCCCTGTCGGGCCTTGCGAATCCGTCAAGAACACCTCTGTATGCGGCATCTATCTCGCCTAAGTCCATCTCCGCGATATTTGAGATGTCGTTCGACTCGAAGATTTCCTTTGCGTTGTCTTCCCCCACCATTTCAGTAATGAAATTAAGCTTATTTTCATACTGTGTTCTGGTGGTGATTTTTGAATCCCTGCAGAGCTTCTTGATTTTTTCAATCTTCTCCTCTACTGCAAGAGTCTTTTTCGGAAGCTCGTACTCCCTGTTATGAATCTGTAATGTGTATTCCATGTTTTTTCACCCTTTCTTTATTTATCTGCGGTAAACGTCGGTGTGCCGTCCGTCATGGTGGCCGTGCCGTTCGTGATTCCGCCGCCGAAGATGATTTTAAAATCAAGCTTCTTGTCAACTGCTGCCAAATTCTGCATTGAGATAGTGCTGTCTGTCTCCCATGCTTTGTATCCTCCGTCTGTTCCAGGCTCCTGCATGAATACAATCATGCACTTTGTATGTGCAGCGTCTCCGGTTCTGCGCTCGTAGTAATACGGCCACATCATCTCATAGTCTTCAGAGCCTTTGTACATAACAAGGTTCTGGTCAATAGATGGCTTATAATCCTCCACCTCTGTAGTCGGTGACTCGTCAGCAATATAGTCATATTCTGTTTCAACCGGGTTCATCGACAGTGTGAGAGCGTCAGACTTCTTGATTCTGACGTACTTTGTGCCGTTATAAAGAAATAATGCAATTTTATGTTTTTTTACCAGCTCCAAGGCTGTCTTTGCTGCTTCTGGCATCGCTTTACCTCTCTTTCAAATATGTTAATTTTATTGTTATCTGATAAATAGCACTCGTATCCTCCTGCGATGTGATAGATGCCGAGTCTGATATGCCTATTTCAAGTGCCGTCATGCCCTCAGGCAGTTCGGGATAGTCCTCTTCAAGCTCTTTCTCCTCAATCCACTCTGAAAACTCATCCAGTGACGCGTTGTTCTCTATCCTCACATCGTCTTCCTGTGTAGGTTTCCTTGCAAAGAGGTTATAGTACTCTGTTATCTGTCTGCTTCCGTCCTGGAACTCAATCTCGCTTCGTTCCGGTGTCTTGTACAGGCTGTATGCGCTTATATCACCCTCAGGTGACTTTATGAAGTCCGTGAGGATATCTGAAAAATCCATGCCCTCATACCTTTTCAGGTACTCTGTGAGGCATTGGCCTATCGTTTTAGTGGTCTCCCATCTGTTCGGCAATCTTCTGTGCTCCTTTCAGTATCTTCTCGCGTCCGCCGCCATTCAACATATGCTCAAACCAGTATGCTGTACGACCGGCCTGATGGTGCATCGGTATATAGTACTGCTTTCTTGCATACGGCATATTGTAGACAATTTCACCGCTTCCAATAGTTGTATTAAGAACTCCGTTGTCTCTGAGTGCACCTGTATCAAACGGTACGAACGGATCCATTCTCCTTAAGCACTCTGAATCAATATACTGCTGCACCGGTCCGTTTGTATCTATGCCGTATTTTTCCACGGTCTTTTTGTCTGACGGCCAGTCTTTCATTGATAAATCAAATTGAATTATTCCACCCACTATTTACATACCACCTTGTAATGCTTAAGCAAATCACCCTCTGTATTGTCTGAGAGTGATATTATCGTGCCGGATTTCTGATAATCTGCCTGAAGCTGTGATATCCTGTACTCCTGTGATATTTCTTTGAAGCATTCTCCGGCAACTATGATATCTTTGTTCCCTCTTGGGTTAAATGTGAAATAGCCCTCTATTTCGTCCACAGAGAGCTTTGAGTATTCCACTGCATCAACATATGCCTTTGTTCCGAAATCGGCTGTATCCGGCACAATGACCGTCAGAATCGGTGTGTAAATAACTGCCCCGCTCTGGCTTACCGTCCTGTCAGAAGAGTAATGGTACTCTACTCCATATATGACTGTTCTCTTCCAGATATCTTTTCCGTCACTGCCCTTATGTGCGTTGTAAACTGTTATGGTCTTGTCATTCACTAAAATGCACCTGCCAATCTGATTCCTATGCCCTTGTAGATGATTTCATCTATGGACTGCTGCACCTGTTCGGGGTTTGTGATGGCATATGATTCAGAATATCCGTTATTATTCACGGATGTGACTGCTCTGCCTGCTGCTGCAGACTGATTTGTCCAAAGGAAGTTACACAGCTTAAATACTGTGTCTTGTGCCCGCTCCTTTGGAATCTGCATATACGGCTTTGCAATCCTGTTGTATTCTGCTTCTGCCTGTGCCTCGACAGCTTCAAACTGTCTCTGCGGTACCACTGTAGGAAAATGGAAGCTGTAATACTCCCAATTGATAATTGACATATTATAGCTCCCTTCTTTTTACGCTGCTTTCTTGTCGAGAATCTTGATGCCTGATAACTTACCGGCCATCTTGCTGTTTTTGAGGACAGCTCCGGCAATAAGCTCTACCTCACCCTTCTTTACTGCTCCAGGAGCTGAAAGATCAGGAAGATATGTCTTAAGCATCTTTGAACCATCCACTGAAATACCATGGAAAGCGTCAAGACCAAGCTTTGCGGCATAGATGCTTGTTGTTCCATATGCTGACTCTGTTGGAGTAGTTGTGTTTACAACATCCACTGTCTTTGCGCCGTCATAGTACTGTCCGGCATCTAAAAGAGCGATTCCGTTATATGTCTCTACATAGTTACCGAAATCATTCTTTGTTCTGTCGTAGTATCCGGCTCTTCGTGCTGCTGCCCTGATCTTTGTGAGCATCTTTGTGTTCATCATAAGGATATCAGGCTTTGCAGCAAGCAATGCGATAAAAGCATCAAGCTCATCAAGCAATGCGTTATAGTTGCTGTCCAGTGCCGATGTTGTTGAAACATCTACATTTGTCGAAACCTCTGTTGACTTTCCGGCAAGGATTTTCTTTAATCCGTCGAAGGTATTAACAATATATCCTGTTCCTGTCGCTGCAGATGTTCCGTTAATTACAAGGTTGTGGAAATAGTTCGCTCCTGCGAGTGTTTTCTGTTTGATCTGGAAATCAAGCTCGTTAATAGCTCCTGATGTCTGAGCGATTACACGGTCGATCTCAAATGAACCGCCGAGAATAACAGGGCTTGCTGTCTGTTTGGTTCTCTTTGCCTCATTCGGTGTGTATTCCTGGTTGATCTGACGGATACCGGCTGTTGATGGTGTCTCAAGTCTCTGGTATCCATATACCAGATTACTTCCGCCTGTTGGCGAAATGGTATCGTCAAATGTAAGCTTATCAAGTAATACCGAGTCTCTTCTAAACTCGTCAATTACCTGCTGGTCGATTTTATCTGTATAACCGACTTTTGCCTCTGCAAGTGTAAGTGCCATATTCTTTCTCCTTTACTTTTTGTAATATTCTTTGAGGGCACTTGAGATACTATCTGTGGTATTCGGGTGACTGTCATCTCCAATTCTTCCAATTGGACTTCCTCCTCCCCTAGCCTGTGGTTCAGGCTCTCCAAACAGCATCTTACTGTCCTCTGCCTCTGTGAGCTTCTTAATAGCTGCGGCAATGTCCTCTTTCTGGTTCTTTGACTGCATAAGCGTATCAACATCCAGTAATGCAGTAATTGCCTTTGCATTCTTACCATGTGCGCCTGTGATGGCATCTTTTATCAGATCATCAAAGTCTCTCTTAGCTTCCTTGTCTTTATAGTCATTCTCAATGCGTGCTTTTTCTGCTTTCAGGTCTTCAATAGTCTTGTTGAGCTTGGTCACATCCACGTCCTTGAACGCATCCAGCTTGGTCTGCAGGTCTTTCATGGCATCATCATTGGCCTTGATGGTCTTATTGGCCTTGTTCAGGCTTTCAACCTGCTTATTGTAGTCATTAACTGTCTTGTAATTCTCAAGAACAGACTTCTCAAAGTCTGCTTTCTTGTCCTCCGGCATCTCTATGCCAAAGTCTTTCATGATCTTAAAAATGTTCTCCATGGTATCCTCCTAAAATAATTTATTAACCGCATTTTCTGCGGTAGGGAATCGGAAAGAGCAGGATTGCACTGCTGCCGGCTGAAAAAAAGAATTGAAAAAAGTACCGGCATGCCCTCAGGATGCACCTTTCCGCTAAAATATAAAAAGAGCCAAATAACTAAATCACTTGGATCTAATTATTTGGCTCTTGGCTCTATTGTGATAATTGATTCTTTTTTACATCTCTTGCAGTATCCCGGGAAATTCCTCAGCCTTGTATCATTTCGATACTTTATCATCTTCGGATATCCACATTTAGGACACCTGTACCAATATTCTTCTGTGGACATTTGCTCACCCCTTAGTCTGAGTATATCACATTGTCCTGAATATTCAAACAACTTTATATGCCCGGAGTATTTTATTTTACTCCTTTGGCAGCTTTGTTAATCAAAATTTATCATCATTCCACACTTATCACCCTTGAAATTATGTATTGTTTTTGGATCATGTTCAGTTCTAAATATTCCGGATATCTCTGTCTTACCGACTTAATAATATCTATTACAGAATTACATTTTCCAAATCAATATCAAGACCAAACTCTTTTAAGTCAGCATCTCTTGCTTTAAGCTCATTCTTAATGGTGTCTAATACCTCATAATAAGCCATTTTCCTGCCTTTGTAAAAATCATCTTCGGGATTTTCTTTTGCCTCTGATATTGCATCGTTTGCATTATCCAGCACTCTTGAAACTATGTATTTAAATTCATCACTCATCATAATCCCCCCTGTCTTTCAATTCTTTAATTCTATCATTTATAGATTGATTAAAATTTCTGATTTCTTTATTCCAGTGTTTAATCAGCCCTTTTTGTTCTCTCTCGTCTTTATTATCCCAGTCCGAAACATATGCTTGTGGATTTGATATTTTATCTTCATGTTCAGCTATACCGGTCTGATACTTTCTAATCGCTCTTTTAAGAGAATTTGAGCTTTGATTTACTATATCTTTCTCTGCAAAATACTGCAGGTTCAATTTCATTGTACCATCATTTGCAGTATTTTCAAGCTTATTTTTAATAGCTGTTGTATCTGTTTTTGTAGCATTATGTGCTTTTATTGTCTCCGTCCTGTTAAGGTCACTGCTGCCCTTTACCACTCTCAGCCTGTTATCTTTCGGGCTTATTCCCATCTTGTGGGAAAACTTGTGGTATTCCTTCACCTGTTTCTTTATCTGTGACTGCAGGTCTCCTGTCTCCCCACCTATGGACCTCATGGCTTCAACTTCTCTCTTGGTGGCTCTTATCCCTCTCTCCATAGCTCTCTGTTTCTGTGTGGCTGAGTAATAATCGTACATTTTGCCGTTATATTCTTTCGGTTCCGGTTCATCCGGCCACGTGTTCGGTTCGCTGATGCCCTCGAAAAACGGATAGAATATATGACGGCAGTTTATTCCGCACAATCCGTCTGCTTCTCCATAGTGGCACTCCGAGAATGGTGGATATTTCTTATTCTTTCCGGAGCGTGAGTATATCTTGCCCTGCCAGACAGCATGTGACGGACGTGCTCCCCAGTGTTTTGACACTTCCACAAGGTCCGTGTTCATAATATCACAGTTTCTGTTGCTTATCTTGGCCGAAAGCTGGTGAGCTGATGTTCTTACACACATTCTTACTGCAGTATCAAGCTGGTAAGTTCGTCCGCTGGCATAGTCTACACTTCTCAAACCGCTCTTTGCCATCTCCCGAACTGCCTGTTCTACTGCTGCATCATAGCTCATTCCACCTGATACCATATTCATCAGAGCTTTATCCAGTGTACGTATATATGCATTCTCAAGACTGGTAAAGTCATGAGGTCCTTTGAATCCCATTGTCCTTGTGAGGTTCTTTAGCGTGCCCTGTGTGGCTATGCTCATCTCCTCTATGAGCTTTACTATGCTTGAGTCCTTTGTGAGTGTCTGTCCGGCCTGATGCCACGCATACAGGTCGCGGTTAAAAGACATGTCTCCGGCTTCGGCTATTATCTGGTCTCCTGCCTCTGCCGCCTCCCTCTCCATCTGTCTTATAGCTATCATGACATCCCTTTTATACTGTTTGGTCTCATTCGCCACCATCTTCTTATATTCCGGGTCTGCATTAAGTATTCTCATGACTTCAACACGGATTTTCTGTGTATCGTATCCGGCGCGTCTCAATGCCATGACCTGAAGCTCTGCTGTCTCTGTGAATCGCCCTGTCTTCTTGATTCGCCTGGCAATATCCGCTATTATATCCTGCTCAGATGCCTGTATGAGTGCAGCACCTTTGTCTCCAAGCATCTCCAACTGGTTCTCTGTCAGCATTTAGTACCTCCTAGTCCTCCTCTTCCGGATCCGGCTCCTCCTGTGCGCTGTCCAATATCTTCTCTGCCTCGTCTCTTTCAATATTCAGGCTCATCATAAGGTATCTGATCATAAACTCAGGTATCTCAGAGAACGACATTGCATCAGCTCTCATGTTGCTCATCTGTGTGGTCTTATCCTCGACATATGAATCATCAAAATCTATGCAGACCTCTTTATCTATGTCGTATGATGTTTCAAGAAACGTATTGGAAAACCACAATACAGCCCTTATTATGCCGGTGATATAGTCTGCTGCCTCTTTGCGCTGTTTATTCAGCTCCTGCATGGCATCCTGACGCTCTCCGATATACTCCGTTGCTGTCTTGATCTGTCCGTTCTCGAAGGTGTACTTTTTGGAGCCAAAACCAAATGTCATGGAAAAGAGGCTCAGGCACAGTTCAAATGACTTTGTAATCTCATCAACTCTTATCTGCGGATTATACTCCTGTATTATGCTCTTTGCCTCCGGGAGCTTTTCGCCCAGGAATACAAATAATTTCTTCAAAAGAGAGCTCTTTTCTCTTATCCTGCCTGTCTCAGGGTCTATTCCTACAATCGCCTCATTCGTGAGCACAAGTTTTTCGCCCTTTTCAAGGTCTGTGGTCAGTATCATGTTGCAGAGGTCTATTTCCTTTAGTGTCGGTATTGCTCCGTACACCTTTGGATAGCCAAATCCATCCATGTACCGGATATTATTGACCTCTGCCACCCTCATTACTGCAAACGGCTTTACATCTCCCAGTATGATCCAGTAAGACGACAGTTCTTTTCCTTTCTCATCGAACACAAATGTATCTGCACGGTAATTTCCGTCCTCTCCTTTGGTGAACATGACCATTGTTGTCCTCTTTTTATCTCCCTGATAGTCATTCGCTGAGAAACATGCCTCTATTACATCATCATTTTCCACCAACAAAGGTGTATAGTTCTCAGCGTAGCAGTATGTTATGCGGATTTTTCCGCCTGTTGCCTTGCCGTTATCAAGATATATGGCATCTTCCAAGCGTATGTATGCTGCCACTGTTCCTGTCGCACTCATATGCTCAAGCTGTTTACGGTACATCACGTTAAATCTGTTATCATCCAGCATCTTGTTGACTGCTGCCGTCTGCTCTTTCGTACCCATGTTTATATTTATGATTTCACACAGGTTGGCATCATCCGCACATCCTCTCTTGGCAAAGCCAATACGCTCTATCTCGTACTGCTCGCCCTGTATGGTGGTCCTTTTATGGAAATCGTCTATTATCTCATTCCTATACCACATATTCGCCACATCGATATAGCCGTATGGCTTTGTATTTACCCTGTATCCCATTTTCTTTATCTTTGCTTCAACACAGCTTTCCATCTGTTTCCTCCTTATCTGTCTAAGTCTATATACTCTATAAAATCAAGCATCGTGTAACACAGTGCATCCCACCAGTCATTACAGTTGCCTATGTTCTTGTCCTCCGGGATGTTGGGGTACTTCTCATCCCACTTGAGTGTGCCTATTGCCTTTCTTATGTTCACACACCTCTTATGCACTTTCATTCTGCCGGTATTGAGCAGTAAATCTACAGTCCTCGGTCTCTCTGATATCTCATTCTTACGGCATCCTGCTATATGGTCATACGGAAGTCCCTCTTTTTTTGCTGCGCTTCGCAGCGAATTTATCATTGTTGTGCTGGCAGAGTCCGGAAATGTCCAGTCTATACGCTCATACTTTGCTGCACATCTGCGATAAAACTCTATATACTTGTCACAGATGTTATTGGCATCTATATCCGGGGACAGCTTCAGATAGTCCTCTTCCACAGGATAAATAAAGTGATACCCTCTGAAATACAGTGAACACACCATTGTGGTCATGGATCCATTACCTCCGAAGTCCATGCCTATTACGACCTTACTCGGCCTTGGGAACAGCTCTCCATCCTTGTTATATTTCAGTATTGAGTCATCACACAGATATGGGATATTATTCTCTGCGAATTTACGGAATATAATGCCCTCTGCTACAGCTCTCTCACCTTTTATATCCCGTTTGTACCACACAGTGCCTTTTTGGTATGTTTTAAGGACCGTCCTGATTTTCTCATCAGACATGCTCATGTTATCTACCAGGGTGAAATGTCCATAGTTATATCCGTAATTTTCATCATTCGCCTGCTGCTCCTCGTGGAATTTCAGTATTTCGGTATAATACCAGTGTTCCTCTTCTTTTGGGTTCAGATCATGGAATATCTTACGGTCCGTGCTGGAGAGTGTTCGGTCAAATACCTCTTTCAGAAATTTCCTATGACACTCATTTGCCTCTGTGACATATGCCATTCCATATGTATTACCCTTTATAAGCTTCTCATCTCCGTCTTTTCCTCCTCCGGACACGAGCACTATCTTCTCTCCGGTCTTTGTCTGGACATATACACAGTCCCTGTCCTTGTATTTGCCCTCTCTACATCTGCCTTCGAAGTAATTGAGCAGTCCATAGCCATCACAGTCCAGTATATTCAGCTTGGCCGTGGCATTTGATACTCCTGCCACTAAATGAATTTTATTCTTGTGGGTTTCCAGCAGACTGCAGAATATCAGGGTCTGTAATACGTTTTTTCCGCCTCTTTTTCCACCTTCTGCTACGTTAAACCAGCTATTTATGCACCTCTGCATATATTCATATTGTCTTTCACTCAGTGGTGCCGGTCTGTTCACTCTCCTCATCCCCCTCCAAGTCCTCTATCTTCCTGTTCGGTACCGGATTTTTCAATACATCCGTTATTATCTGCATATTGGCTAGGATGTCTGCGCCTTTATTACTATTGGCATCATCTATAACCCTTTTATCTCTCCATTGCTCCGGTTTTCGATTTTTTAGCCAAAAAATTTGAGCAGTGGTGTCTGGAACAACCTCTTTCGTAATCTCTTTTGTAATAACCATTTCATCCATCAGGTCATCTAAACTTAGTACAAATTCGATATAATCATATATCTTTTGAGCACGTTCTTTTTTATAAAATTTTTGTTTTTGATACCATGACAACATCTCATGGTCTTTTTTACTGGAATTACAGCTTTTACAGCAAGGTATTATATTATCTCTGGACATTGTACCGCCGTCTTTCAATGGTTTTATATGGTCTTTAGTTGGTACATCCATAATTGCTCCACAATAACAACAATGTCCATTAAAGTACTTTATTGCAAATTTCCACTCCCGTTCAGTTAATTCACTTTCTCCCCCATGCCGCTTTTTTTGACCTGTATCAACTATCCGTTCCTTGGTGGTCTCTGTATACTTATATCCCAATGCCCTTTTTAACAAAGCATTTTCCACTAAAATATCTACAACTTCTTTTCCTCTTTTTAGGGACTTGTAAATCTCGCTATATTTTTTCTTCCATGCATACAGCGTTGCTATGTTTATTCCCATATTATGCGCTATCTGCTCATCTGTCAGTCCATCCCTCGCCCATCCCTCAATCTTTAATGACCCTTCTTCTGTGATCCAATATTCATATTTTCCTTTTGCCATCCAGTTTTCACTCCATTCACTTACAAAATAAAAAAGAGCCATACACCAGCCGATTTCTCGGTTAGTATATGGCTCTTGGCTCTATCTATCGTCATTATATCATTTTGTCCTGCTTTTTGCTACTTCTTATGTACGCTGTGTATACATGTCTTATAGTATTTACATGCCGGTGTGCAGGCCTTATCAGGTTCATATGCACATCTTATGGGTTCTATTGGTTTTACTCCGCTGTAAGTCCTGCTGTTCAACTGCTGCCTCCTAAATTAATCTTCGAACCGGGCATATATCACAATGTTCTTCTCCCATTCTATTATATGCCTCGTCATCCGTTGCCAGCGGATACTGCGATGGCCATTTGCAATATTCATCACATATCCTATCGTGGATATCTTCAAGAATCTGTGGAAGAGACATGTCCCCCTGTTTCTCGTGTTGTCTCATCTCTGCCATCTCCTTTCTCGTAGCCCATACACTTTACCGGTCTGCTTGGTCTACCGCATTTGTCGTAATATTTACAGTTTAAGCATTCATTTCTGTTCATTGTGTTTCGTCCTCTTTTGTTTTGTACTGCTGCACCACTGCTCCTGTATGTCATCATCAGTCTTATCAGTTATCATGCTATCCCTCGATTCCCGCAGTTCTGCTGTAAAGTCCTAGTTTTTTCATTTTCTTCACGAAAAGACTCATATCATATCCTGTAAGACCAACACATGTACACCCAATCTTTTTCTGATCCATCAACTCATTATCACAAGACTGTAAAATGTGTCTACCAGAAGCTTTATGTAGAATATCTACAGATTGAGTAAAATTATATTTGCTATTTTTCCTCTCGTACTTTACACCATACTTATCCTCTTCGATTTTAACAAAACCAATCTCTTTTAACTTTTCGTCTACACTTTTAAATATTCTCATTCTATTCCTCACTTTCACTTGCAATCTCTTATTCTCCTTTTCTTCCTGAAGCTTATCGTATTCCCTAATCAATAGCAGCCCTATTACAAACTCTGTTGTTCCGATCAGGGTGAACGTTAAGAGCATCCCATATACTATTAAATCTATTCCTGACATATTATTCTCCTATTCACTTATCTCATACTCCTGAGGTAAAGGGAGCTGGGTAAGGGCTCCCTTGTGTATAAATGGCTTACAAATCAGTTTTCGTGATATAAATTAATTCGCATGCCCGGTTTCTTTCGCGTTTCCGCTGGTGTTTCAACCAAGTCTGTAGGCTTCTGACTCCTGCCAGTAGAAATCCTCTTTGGAGAGAAGTCCTAAAACCTTAAGCTCCGGTTCATAATCCGGTTCCGTGAAGCATATTCCTATGGCTATATCGTCATTGTATGTTAGCAGCCAGTCATCGTGTACCACAGGTGAACACGGTGGTATCTCGTCCTCTGTGCACTTGCATGGCGCTATCATAGCAAGACGCTTATCATTTATCAGGCGAGCGCCTTTTGGTGTCTTTGTGACCGAATATACGCTATCGTTCTGTATAATCTTGATAAGTGATATATAAGCCGGATCTGACTCTTCTGCCATATCCCAAAGCATTGGTTCAAGCTCCATCTCATGCTGTGGACTGCTGCCCTTTTGATATTCGATAAACTCTCCCGGCTTTGGTGCCGGTCCTAATGTCTTTATGGCAGTTCCAAGGAACTCCTTGTTGACGTATGAAGCATTTGCCTCTATTATCCAGCCTGTGCCCTGGAGAATATACATCATCCTTTTCGTGAGACCGAACTTGACGCCCCACGATTTATAATCTGCTTTTAAAACCTTTTCAAACTTACTGCAATCTATGAACATTCTGACTCTCCTATTCCTGCGATGTAAAACATGTCCTGATGCAGGATACATGTATTAAATCCGTGTCTTTTAACTACTGTGAAGTATTTCATTACCTCAACTATTTCAAGCGTCTCTTGGCCTGTGGGCTCATCATCCTCGCGCCCACGCTGGTCAGCTCGCATTTTGCGATAGTCTACGCGGACGCTTCTCTTGCCCTGTAGATAGTCTATAACCTGCTGCCTTATCTGTTTAAGCGACAAGCCTCCTATTGGCTCTCTGCTCATCCGGTTAAGGTCTTGTGAAAATATATTTACTTTACTCACTTTTTAGGAACCTCCATTTGTCATATTTTCTGTCCCGATCCGCGAAATCAGGATAAAACTCATCCAGATAGCTCTTAAACATCTCAAGCATCTCTTTGCGGTCTCCACTGCTGCCGTTGTCCATCATATGATGGTGGTACCGGCATCCGACTGCTCCATTCTGCCTGATGCCGAGTCCCATGGATGAGCGTGGTATGTAGTGCATGATATCTGTTATGTCCATCTCAAGGACTGCTGCCGGTGGCATCTTGTAGCCTATCTGGCAGAATATGCACTGATAATTGTCTCTTTCCTTGATTGCCACACGTTCTTTTGTGGAAAATTCAAGGTATTTTGTGTACTTTGCCATTTATCCCACCCTTTCTGCCTTCTGTTCTATTGGGAAATGCCTTATAAGCTCCTTTGTGGCATTGTGATAACACTGAGTTCTGTCCTCTTCGGTCACTTTTATTACTTCTTTGTCTCTTTTTCGGATTCTGATGGTGTGTTCTCTTCCGGTCTCTTTCAGTGACATTGTGAGGCCATAAAACTTTTGGCGCGGTGAGTATGTTTCATAAAACAAATCCATGATTGTCTTCATAGTTCCTCCTACAGCGCTTTACGCTGTTCTTCCAGTTCTTTTATCTCATCAAACAGTGGATGTGTGCCCTTGATCAGCTTAAATTCATCATCATCCGGCACAAATCCCACGTCCTTTCGCGGGTTGTCCGGATGCGGGTATATTGCCGACACCGGTAACATAGTCAGTTCTTCATTTTCCATTTTCTTCCGGTCCTTTCTTCTCGCACTGGTCTTTAAGCCAGTTGCTGTACTCGTGGTATTGTCTTTTTATGCAATAATCGTTGCCTTTCAGCATTTCTAGAATCTCCTGCCATTTCTCTGCGTACTTTACAGGCTCTCCCTTTACGGTCACCCAATCGGCAAGCTCCCACCTTGGAATCCACTCGTATATTGCAGATTCCAGATACAGTGAATCAGCATATATCTCTATCAGCAGTTCCTTGGTGTTCAGCCTTGACAGGGCTCTTTTGAGAATCTCAAGCTCTGATTCATGATTAGTCATGCTTCTGAGATACTCTATTTTGCTTAGCGTGGCTTCGACATTGTTCTTGGTTGTATACGATAAAACATAGCCTGCTGCACCACAGTTCCTTTTTATCGTCTTGATTGATGTGTAAATGTATATTTTTACAGTCCTCATTGAATTGCTCCTCTATAAGCCGCCTATGTGGGCTACAGCGTTTTTGAAAAGAGCATTTTTTAGATTTTTGTATGTATATTTATTCATCTATGGAAAAACGGCATCCGCTAAGCCGCCTGTGTGACCTCCCGGACTCCTGTCACCCTCTTTCAGCCGTTTTTCCATGTAATAAATATACGAATAGCCTGTTATCTTATTTACCCCGCATTTTACGGAATCAGGCACCACATAAAAGCCCTTTCTCGGCTTGATGCCGTCACGGAAGAAACGCGCCACAGTCCAGTGGCTGTATTTCTTCTTTTCCGGCTGTGGTCTGATGAGGTTCCTGCTGGTATCCACCCGGGTGAACACTTTCTGTTCCTCTTCGCCGAACAGGTTGTACTGACCCTCGATGCCTTTCTTCTCCGGCTCTGCAGCAAGATACTTGGCTACGTCCTCTGCTCCATCTATATCAAACGGAGCTATATTCACATAGTTGCGTCCTTTTATCCACAAATCCTCTATTGTTTTCTGCCACATCTCCTTGATCACAAGGTCTATGTTGTCTATATGGTTTACCAGGAGATGTATATGCGGTCCTCCACGCTTTCCTATCTCCATTCTCTTCACCCACTTGAATGGGATGCCATGCTTCTTGTAGTATGCAGTCATTAGACGTCTGAATTTTTTCCAGTCAGCTCTCATGCGGTCTGCATCAGGTCTCGTACCTCTCGGGTACTTGAGTGTGGTCCATGCATCACCTGTATGAAAGTTGGCCAGTATGACGTATCTGGTGTTCTTCTCTTTATTCCATTGATTCTGTCTGGACATCTGCTCAGGGGTAGCTTTCTGTCTCTTTGCTCTCTTCTCTCCCTTAGCTCCATTACGTCCTACGAACTTTATCTCATAGGCTGTATACTCTCCAAGGTCGAATGTGTACTGTGTATATGCCATAGCCTGTCCTAAAATTAATACTTTAGATTGTTTTTTACAGGCCTCTCTTCGAGGCCTTGAGCTTTGCTATTTCTGCCTGCAAAACGGCATCAAATGACTCTTCTCTCCTGCGCTTTCTCTCCTGCGCTTTCTCTTTGTCGCTGTCTCTGTTATGTATGCGGCCGCGCTCTGTCTTTCTAACTGGGAATGTACTTTTTGTATCCTCTGCAGCAATCTTGCCCGCCCTCCTTATTTCCATTGTCCTTTGGATGCTCTCGCGCTGTCCTTTTTCGATCCATTCAAACCATATTCCCAAAAGCGTCATACACACTGATATGAGCATCCCTCCAATAACAAGCATCTGTCCCTGTGGTGCCGGGCTGTCTATGCCCATGCTACACAGGAGAAAGAAGCTGATGCCTGTTGTTATTAATATTTCACTTTTTTTCATGTCCTGTCCTTTCTGTTCGTTTCCGGGCTTGACGGAGCACCGATTTGTGTGTACAAAATAGGTTTACGTATATATAGATGGAAGTTATAGTTTAATTTATAGGAGTTAAATAGCATGTTTCGGTGCTCCATCAAACCCAGAAGTATATTATTTAATTTGTCATTTTTAAGCTTGTCCACTGAGACTGCAGATGCAGTCTATGCCTCCTCCGCAAGTCTCAATGGCACATTTTCTACTTGTTCTATTAGTTTTTGTTCTAATTTTTGCTTCTGTTCCTGTGTCAGATCGTCAAAACGATATATCTGATCATCTTCCAGAGTGTGAACGAATATCCTATATTTGAGTGGTGCTATGGTTATCACCTCCGGTAAATACTATGCTTATACTGCATGTTCGCTTGCCTTTTTCTGCTTTCCAGTCGTATACTCTCTACAGGATTTAATTGAAAAGCAGTTATAACTCGATTCGTTTTTCTTTCACTCTCTCTTTAATCCGATCTGTTATAAATTCAAGTGCTTCTACTGTTTGGGCTTCCTCTGGGAGTCCTTTTTTTATGGTTTCAATTACACTTTCTACAACTAGATTGACTTTATCCTCATCCAAATATGTTGTATTTGCAGTTTCAAAATCATTTTGAATTATGTTTAGCATTTCTCACTCTCCTTCCTAATTCAAATTTCATCCCCAGGCTTGCCGGTTGTATTTTCTATTGAGGCAGCATGCTCTTCACTTCTGCCTTGAGCTCGACAAGACTCGCAATGTATGCTGCTTCTGTGAGGGTTTTCTCTCTCCTAAGTGTCTGATATTGTTCCTCGTTCCAATCTTCCCTTGTGTTCATGCAGAATCTGTTATATTCTTCCTTCTTCCTGTAGTCTGCCTCTCCTGCTCTATCTATCTTGGTGATGATTTTCTCAAGGCTGAGTGCTTCTTCCTTTGTCACGTTCTTTCCTCCCTCTGTATTCTGTGTATTAAATCTTGCTTTTTTCTTCTTTCAGGTCTTATACTCTACTTACAGGACGTTGCAGCGTCCGAGTAAATGAAAGGAAATTACTTCTATGTCTTTTATTACCTTTTCATACAAATCCGTTAAATGTCCTACTTGGAATGAGGATATTACGCTCAAAGGGAAATATCTGTTAAGTGAAAACCACTCATACGAAGCACATTTTTTAGAGGCATATTGTCCAGTCCTAGAAAATCAATATTCATCAAAAAAAGATTCCGCCTATAAGTACTATCCATTTTGCAATCATCCTCATTGTGATTTGCTGAATACTTTTAAGCCTGTTATTGACACTCGTTATGATCATTTTCAGTAATCCTTAATCGTTCCACGCGGAATTCAAAGGCTTCCAATTCATGTAGCTTTAGGTCCAATTGCTCTACATAATATTGTGAAGCCTTTAAATCTTTACTAGCCATTGTCAATGCAAGCGCTCTGGTATCTTTCCTTGCTTCTTGAATTTTTTTCTTAAAAGCTTCCAGATTTACAATTCTTTCAGTCTCCACTATCACTCACTTCTCACTCTCCTTTCTCCTGCATCCTGTCCAGCAACGTTTCTGCCTGCAGCACTGCAGTCTTCATTTCTGTTGCATCTACACCAAGCTCTCGCATCTTCTCTTCCAGTGGTACCGGCTCATGGTCTTTCTTGGGGTACTGCTGATATATGCTCTCTGCAGCATAGAGTCCATACCGGTAAAGGCATTTCACCGCCAACCCCGGTGTGATGGTTCCTTTTCCCGTCACAGTGCATCTGCTCTTGTCCTTGTAGTTGAAAAATATTTTCCACATGGTTTTTCCCTTTCTGTACTCCTTTTTCCGTGCTATAATCGCAGATGAAAGGAGGTTCTAATAAAAATGAAATTTGATTCAACTATAACTATCACTGTGGTTATAGCAATTAGCGCGATTCTCTCGCCTATAATCACTACCCTGCTCAATAATCATCATCTTTATAAAATGCGTAAACTGGATGATGAAGCCGAGCTTCGTAAAACATCTTATTTTTACAAGCGTGGGATTTTTGAAGATTATATGCGTTATGCCGGTCAGTGTGTCACTCATGCCTCTGCTGATGTTCTTGAGAATTATGGGGCTACTTATGCTCTCGCACTCATTTATTTCCCAGATGAATTGCTTGATAAAATCATTGACATCAACGCAGCTCTCAACAGACATCAGTGGGCTGACGCCTTAGTTAAGCTCAATGAGCTTTCCCCAGAGCTTCGTAAACAATTACAAAAGCTGTAAGCGCCACGCACACAAACGCTACCCACGCTGTGTACATCCTATTTCCTGGTGATATTTTGTTCATAATTGCAATGCACGATATTGCAATTATGTAAACCAGGAGTAAAAGTATTACTTCATACATGATTCTCTCCTCTCTTGGGTATAAAATTAGTATCTTTTAAAGTTACTTATGTGCAAAAAAAATTGACATTGGATCTTCAATATGAAGCTTATTAATCATTATTTCAATTTCATCACTCCCAAAAACTCCAATTTTCATTTTTTCATAGAATGTTTTCGGTGTCACCCCTATCATACTGGCAACATCCTTTTGCGAGTATCCGTTTTTTGCAATTGCACCTCGTAACTCGTCAACCTTTATCACTTTATCACCTCCGTATCTTTTTAAGTTACTTTCACTATATCACCTTTTTGTAACTTGTCAAGTCATTTTTTATTGCATAGCTAACATTTTTGTGCTATTATCAAGTTACAACATATAAGAGGGGAGGAATCACTATTGACAATTGGCGAAAGAATAAAGGAATTGCGCAATTCTCTTGGATATAGTCAAGTTGATTTTGCCGATAAAATAGATGTTTCAAAACAAACATTATATAAATACGAAAATAATATTATAACAAATATTCCATCTGATAAAATTGAAGCTATTGCACATATATGCAAAGTTTCTCCTGCATATATTATGGGATGGGTTACCGAAAAAGAGGATAATGGTATAGATGCTGTACCAATAGAATCCGGCTACACTATCCCAGTTCTCGGTCGTGTGGCTGCTGGATATGGAAAAGAGGCTGTTGAGGAAGTGATCGGTCAAATAGAGATTTCTCCCGGTTTAGCTGCAAAGGGTGATTACTTCGGTCTGCTGATTAAGGGTGACAGCATGATACCTACTCTGTATGATGGTGATACCGTTATCGTACAACGTGTCGATGATGCCGAATCAGGTGATCTTGTGATTGCTCTCGTCAATGGACATGATGCAACTTGCAAACGATTGCAGAAATATGCAGAAGGGATTGCTCTCATACCACAGAATCCTGTATATGAGCCTATGCGTTTTACTGAATCAGAAATAGATACTACCCCAGTTAAGATACTTGGTAAAGTCATTGAAATGAGAAGAAAATTTTAAGGAGGTTTTTATGGGATTACGATTTAGAAAAAGTTTTAAAATTGCCCCTGGTGTTCGATTTAATGTCGGTAAAAAAAGTCATGGTATAAGCATTGGTGGACGCGGAGGTGGTATTTCATTTAATTCCAAAAGTGGTACTCATGCAAGAGTTTCAATACCCGGTACTGGAATATCATATACAACCAAAGTCGGTGGCAAAAAACGAAAAAAATCATCAAAAAAGGAGTCATCTTCATATAAAAACAACACAGCCTATTCTACCGTTAGAAAAAAAGCGACAGTACAAACCATACCTGTTCCACAGTTTTATCAAGTTGTTGCTCCAACTATACTTCCATATAACACACTCTATGCTTATAAAATATTATTTCTAATCGGAGGCATTGTTTCAATAATTGCCGGGATAATAACGATTGCGTCATTTGGTATTGCACTTATAGGGTGTGGATCATACTTTTTATATAAATATACTGATTATAAAAAGAAAGTGGATTATTACGATGAATACTCATCGGGCTTAATAAATAGTATTCCCTCATCTGTACCTATAGGAACTATGGTAAATCCCAAGCAAAATGAAAAAATTATCAACGACTGCATTCATTTAATTACTACTACAAAAACACCATCTGTCTTTTTTGAAAGATATGCTCTTATGGAATTAAAACTTGATGAATTAATTGCTATAGGTGGCGCCGGCTGTACACAGTCCCCATATCCTGTGAAAGATAAATTTGTAGCAGAGAAACAGCAATACGTTCATGATATGATTCAGCGTTGTTTTACAGATACTTATGAAAAGGCAAATTCGCTCAAAACTGATAAGGGTAAGCTTAATAAATACGATAATTTTGTTTCCTCTTTTAAACCATACTTCGATTTAATGAGTGAGCACAATGTGATACTCGTTAATACATTATACAATAATCTTGTATCACGTTATGATACTGGTAAAGTCGTTGAAATGAGAAGAAAATTTTAAGGAGGCTTTTATGTCACAAAATTTTACAAAAGAAGAGATAATTCAACATAAAAAGAGGTCTATTCGTAAGGTGAATTCATTATTAGAGTCATATATCAGTGATGGATCTACTGACTTACTTAAGAAAACTAATTTAATTTCATATTGGCTCGAAGATTTTGTAAAATATATTTCCTTCGAGGATAAATTTGATTCAACCAAACTTATGCGATATAACCGAGGAAATGTATTACGTGTTAATTTTGGTTTTAATGTTGGCAAGGAACTTGGTGGACTTCATTTAGCTTTAGTCTTAGATAATGATAATAAAAGGAATGCTGATGTAATTACAGTTATTCCATTATCTTCAACCGATGGAAGGGCTGTTCATGAACGAAGCGTTGATTTAGGTACTGAATTATATAAAAAAATAAATCAATTACAAAAGAAACAGATTGCCGCAGCTCAAGAAGAATTAGATAAGTTAAAAGAAATGCAGAATTTTGTTAACACAACCATTAAATTGATAAATTCTCCTGAGGTCAATAATATTGATGATTTAGAATTGAAAAAGAAACTTGAAAATGCAATACAATATAAGGAAAATTTTTCTCAAACTTTTGCCAAATTACAAAATGAACTATTCTATTTAAAAAGAAATGAACTTGAAATAGAAAAAATGAAATTAGGTTCTATGGCCATTGTAAATCAAATAACGACAATAAGTAAGCAAAGGATTTATATTCCAAAGAAATCTACTGATTTTCTTTATGGTATTTCTTTATCAGAATCAGCAATGAACAAAATAAACGATAAAGTAAAATCTTTATATTTATTTGAATAAACTGTTGACGTGAGGCATATAATATCATATAATAACTAAGCAATAAAAATCTTGCCTATAGGGCATTATAAAATATCTAAGTTATTATTGAAGACCTCACAGAAATGTGAGGTCTTTTACGTTATACAAAGCTTTATAATAAAAAATCGCCCTGGCGCTACCAACACCAAGGCGATGTAACCTGTACTCCGAAGAGTATAAGTCCTAAGCAAGACATATTATACCTTTCGGAGTGGCATTTGTCGAGAGACAGATGTTATTTTTGTACCCTTTTTTCATATATTTTTAGAAAGGATAGGTGTAATATGGAAAAACTACGCACTGGCGCTCTGTATATCAGAGTCTCAACAGACAAACAGGAAGAGCTATCTCCTGATGCGCAGCGCAGACTTCTTTTGGAATATGCTGCCAAAAATAATATAATCCTATCAAATGAATACATATTTGAGGAAGATGGCATAAGCGGACGTAAAGCAGATAAACGGCCAAACTTTCAACGTATGATAGGACTTGCCAAATCAAAAGAACATCCCTTTGATGTTATACTTGTGTGGAAGTTCTCTCGTTTTGCACGAAATCAGGAGGAATCAATTGTATATAAATCATTGCTTCGTAAAAATAATGTAGAGGTTATTAGTGTATCTGAGCCTCTTGTTGACGGTCCTTTTGGTACACTTATTGAAAGGATCATAGAATGGATGGATGAATATTACTCTATCCGTCTTTCCGGTGAAGTCACCAGAGGTATGACTGAAAATGCTATGCGCGGTAATTTTCAGGCAAGTCCGCCCCTCGGATATTCTATTACAGCACACAAAGCAACTCCTGTTATTGTGGAATCAGAGGCTGAAATAGTCCGTATGATTTTCAATCTATACACTGAGCAGGGTTATTCTATCATTGAGATCACACGTCAGCTCAATGCTCTTGGATATAAAACGCGAGCCGGTAAGTCTTTTGAAAACCGTGGAATCAAATACATATTGACCAATGAAGTATATACCGGTAAATCTGTTTGGAATAAAAGGGATTCTGCATCACGTCCAAAAGACAAGACCGAATGGATTATTGCTGACGGAGCACATGAACCAATTATATCTCCTGAACAGTTTCAAAGGGCAAAAGTCCGGCTTGAGTCAAATTATCGCCCACGATATGCGAAACCAAGTGGCGTATGCTCTCACTGGTTGTCTGGTATTGTCAAATGTTCTGCTTGTGGCCGATCGCTATCTATTTCTCTTGCAGGTGCCAATAAACAAGGCAAGCGGTACATTTACCTGCAGTGCTATGGATATTTGAAAGGAAAATGTAATGTTTCACATGCTATATCAGAAAAGAAGATAGTTCCTATGGTTCTAGCAGCATTAAAAGATGCTATTAGCTCTGAAAATCTATCGTTCAAGGTTATTAATACAGATTCTCAAAGCAACTATCCTGCAGCTATTGATATTTATCAGAATCAATTGGATGAACTCGCAAAGAAAGAAAAACGTATTAAAATGGCTTATATGGATGGAATCGATACTATCGAAGAGTATCGTAAGAATAAAGAACTGCTTCTGGAAGAGAGAAATAGTATAGAAAGTCGCATAAATGCACTCCCAAAGCCTGCTGCAAAATCAGACACCACTGCTGCACTCCGCAGCAAAATCAAAACAGTATACGATAGTCTGCTCAATGAAGATCTCTCTATGCAGACACGCAATGATTTATTGAAATCCGTAGTGGAAAAAATCGTGTTTAATAAAAAAGAGTCCACTATTGATGTTTACTTTTATACCTCCAACCCCTTGTAAATACTGGGGTTGGAGAGAGTTTATACGCAAACGCAATCTGGTCATCCAGCTCGGACAGGAAACCTTCTGTCCGTCACAGTACTGCGTCAGAATCGGCTGCTTCACATTAGGTCTCGACAGATAGTTTTCAAACATTTCATTTACTATCAGCGAGATATTGTCATATATATTTCTGCCATAGATGAATTTGTGGTCATATGCCGTAGACGAAGTGATATTAAAATTATAGCCCTTTCCGCGATAAAACTCCGTATATATCCTGTTTAATGTAAATGACATAATTGCAAGCACATTTGCCCTTATAGTGGCATCAGGCCATGTCGCATATATCTCACTGGATGCGACATTTTTGATGTAGTCCTTATATCTGACATAATAATTTGCCGCTGTGGAATCCGATGGTGCCCCATCATGCACAATAACATATTCCGGAATCACAACACGATTAAGTACAATCTCACCGGTCTCAGCAACCGGCGTAATCTCCGGCTCAGGTATCTTGGCAGGATAATCACCGTAGAGTGTATGTGCCGGAATAACAATATTGTCCACATCATTTTCAGGTGCATCAAGTACTTCCAGCTCAATATCCTGTATGGAAAGTCTGTCGGGCATCACCTCAACGCCCGAAACCGTGATATTTCTGTATCCGTTAGCCGAAACAGTTACCGTCACCTCCGAATACGGCTGTGACTCACTGGGCGACATAGAGTACTCAAGTGGCGGAGTGGCAATCTCAACTGCCTCTATGCTTCCCGATTCGTTGGTATCAGTCTCCTCTATCTTCCCCTGCGGATCCCCGGAATAGCTGACTGACACCCTTGCATCCGCAACCGGCGTCCCCATGTTTTTCTGTCGTACTCTCACCTGAAGCCGCCCCTCATCAATTGACTCCTGTTGTAAAATGTGCAGATTTTTCATGAATATTATTACCTTAATATCTTTTTACAATAATATGCACAAAGTGCAGCGCATATGATATAATGAGCGTAGGCAACGAGCAGTGCCAAATTGAAAATATATAAAAATGCCAGCTTGCTGAGCACTTTTTATATATTTTTAATTTGATAGGGCGACTGCCCGTACAGTCAGGAAAATCTCAGATTTTTCTGACTTGCACTGCATACAATACACTTAGCAGCATTTGTCAATTTTATTAATATTCAGGAGGAAAATTATGCATACATTTCAACCATATCCCATCGACATGCTCGATATCAATCCATTCACCAAGCTCAGTAAGGAGTGGGCTCTCG